TTGGGAACCATCACGAAGCGCAAGCGCTTAGACGGGAGCGTAGCGCACATGGCCCGCATCCGAATCAAGGAAGGCGGCGTCGTCGTTCACAGCGAGACCGAGACTTTCGATCGCGAGCCAGCCGCTCGGCTCTGGATAAAAACGCGGGAGGCCGAACTGGCCCAGCCAGGCGCACTCGCAAAACTCAAGGCGCCCGACCCCACGTTCGCCGAAACCATCCAGAAGTACGTCGCCGAGTACCGCAAAGGCATCGGGAAGACCAAAGCCCAGGTTCTCAACACTGTGGCGACCACCAGCCTCGCCAAGCGGCGCGGCTCGACCATCACGAGCGCGGACTGGGTGCAGTTCGCCAAAGACCTCGGCGTCCTGCCGCAGACGGCCGACAACTACCTGTCGCACATCTCGGCGGTCTACCAACTGGCGCGGCCGGCCTGGGGTTATCAGCTCGATGCCCAGGTCATCAACGACGCGCGCAAGGTGTGCAAGGCGCTCGGCCTGACCTCGAAATCCAGGCAGCGCGATCGGCGCCCCACCCTCGACGAGCTGGACAAGCTCATGACGCTCTTCGGCAACCGGCGCAAGGGCTCGATTCCCATGCAGGAAATCGTGGCCTACGCGATCTTCAGCACGCGTCGACAGGATGAGATCACCCGGCAGACCTTCGAGGACTTGGACGAGGCGCACCCGGATATCTGGGTGCGCGACATGAAGCACCCGGGCGATAAGGCCGGCAATGACGTTCGGTGCGATCTGACGCCCGAGGCGCTGGCCATCATCCTGAATCGACGCAACACGACGGATCAAAAAGGCAGGATCTTTCCCTATGACAGCGGAACCATCAGCCGCGTCTTCACCGATGCTTGCACCTTGCTCGGCATCGAGGATCTGCACTTCCACGATCTGCGCCACGACGGCATCAGCCGCCTCTTCGAACTGGGTTGGAACATTCCCAACGTTGCCAGCGTCTCCGGGCACCGAACCTGGAGTTCATTGCGGCGCTACACACACATCCGCCACCGCAACGACAAGTACGCCGGTTGGCCGTGGCTGGAGAAGTTGGGTATCGCGCGCACCCTTGCGGAGAAGCGGTAGGTGCGCTGACAAGACAATGCCTATGTGGTCCTCCGCGTACCGGTTAGGCGTGGCCGGGCCGGGCATCAAGACAATCCACTCCCTGGTGGGCCCGATTCGCGGCAGCCGAGAAATGCGTGTACAGACGCCCTCAAGGCGGCTTTTTCATGCGCACTGGCGGCGCAATCGATCGAGCGCTGCTCGCCCCTGCGGTGTGATCCGCAAGATTAGGGCTTGGCGATTCAGGCGGTCGCCCGGCTCAGGAAGATTTGCTTCGATAAGATCGGCAGCGACCAGAACGGCCGCGCAGTCGATGTCGGCTTGCTCACGAACAGCCAACGGAAAAGATGCATCCTCGATGCGACGTAGAAAATCCATGGGCATGGCCGTTCCTCGGTATCGTTGTTGGTGCGCGCGCTCCCGTGATTGATTTTCGGCCACGCACTGCCCGTTGATCGTAGGCAACGGCCTACAGGCACGATTGAGCGAGGCCGGCCTTCTGCATGCAATGAAGGTATCGGGGTTTTCTCCGCACAGCCAATTCCGAGAGTAGCCTCAGCGCAAAATCCGTCGCGACGGACAGCCCCGAGGTCCAGCCTCCTATGAACAGGGGATTCCGGAAATCGGACACAGCAAGTCCACTGCGCCTTGTAGGAAGGGGAGACCTCTCATGGCCAAAAGGATCGTCCATAGCGCAACCTTGACTCTGAAGCTCCCGGCTGGCATCGAGCCCGGCGCCGAATTCGTTGCGCTACGAAAGGCCGGAATACCTGTCGATGCCCTGGGCAATGTCCAGCAAGGCTTCCTGTTCGTTCGGACGAGTTACGCAGGGAAAAACCAAACCAACATCTATCGATGGTTTGCTAACGAGATCGGGCTACCCTTTAAGCAGAAGCGCAGCGCTCGGAGATCCACTTAGCTCTCGCCAAGGGCTTCATGCGACGAAGACCCGAGGTATTTGTCGTGTCTCAAGGACCAGATACAGGCCGCCACACGCAACAACCTCTCCGCACGAGACTCGTAAAGAGCGTTGGTTGGATCTTCCTCAGCAACCATCGCCGCAAGGCACTCCAACGCGGCGGCCGGATTAAACCCGATGCCAGCGCGCGCCATGCTGATCGTAGCTGCCAAAAACTCCGTTCGATCCATCTGAGCCTTCCCGAAGGCAGACTGCCTCCCGTTTAATGCTTTAATTCTAATTTCAAGATGCAGTACAGAGGCGGCATCTCCCGTCAGTGAGGTTGCGCAAGCTCACCGTCCCCGCTGCACAAGCGCTCTCTCCCTGCTTCGCGTCTTCTGCGGCGATGTCCGACCAGGCTGCCTCGGGGCCGCTCGATACTTTTAGCTATGAATGGCTTGACGACTTCAGCCGGCCGGCTGCTTTCCGTGAGAGTGGCCGGGGCACCTCCGACAGTGAAAGACATGATGTTTTCGGCGCACCTTTACCTTACGACCCTCGAACGATTTTTTGTGAGTGTGGACGCGATGGTCGATAGTTACGCCGCGTACGAGAAGGAGTTGCAACACGGAGCGAAGCGGCTCTCACGAGCGGAGTTGAGCCTCGTGCGCAGTTGGAAAATTGCCCACCGGAAGGCGGCCCGCATCGCACGACCAACGCTAAGCGATCCCGACAACCAGGAGTTCGTGCTGATCCTCGCGGGCAACAGGACAACCACCTAGCCCACCAAGCGCTCTAACGGCCGCACCTCAAGGCAGCCGTGGCGAAAGAACATGGGGCAAGCACCCCGAGGGTTTTTTGACGTTTGTCATGAGCCAATACTTAAAACCAAAGGCCTCGATAAGGCGATGACCACGCGGCCCCGCTCATGCTATAGGCGAATAAAGCGTCGAAAGGTCGTAAAAACCGGCAATAAAACCGCTCCCACTACGAGGCCAACGCGCCAGCCCTGATGCGGGCTGAAGGGAGGCCGACCGACTCGTAAAAACCGACATCCGAAGCGCGCGGGCTCGGTGGGGGCTAGACCGCGCGCCGGGGAGGGTACGGGCGGCCCACGTCGAGGGAAACAGTCTTGTGGTGGCGGGGGTCGCGGCGGCCCCCGCGACAGCCCCATAGAGAGGCCGATCGGCCTAAGTCAGGGGCTAGGGACGTTCGGGCGAAAAAATGCGCTATGCGCGCCCTCTTGCCTTTGGATGGTGCGGCAAGTGAGGACACGGGCGAATGCGGTCGCTCACGAGCATCGCGAAGATGGCGCCGCAGTTGTGGGCGCGGATGATGTGAGACTCAGGCTGACATCAATGCCGTTGCTCACCTTGAACCAGAAGCGTCTGCTGGCCGAAGGCCTGGGTCTGCTCGCCGCGCGACGACGCTCTGCGCGCGCTCCAATCGATCCGCGTGTCGTCGTGCCGTTCCTTGTCGACATCGCTGAGCCCAGCGCGCCTGCCATGTTTGCCGGTCAATTGCGTTGACAAATGAGCAGATGAATTTCATTTCTCTTCGCGCATGTCTTGAAGGCGCCAAACTCAAGCGCTGCTCGCCTTTCCGATTGCACCACTTTGTTGCAGAATTAAACGAACTACAACGAGGGAAGAGGTGCGTCAGATGCGTCTTTCGGGCGAGAACTATGGCTGTTCCTCGATCACTGCGAGCTGGCCGAGGCCACGGGCGGCGGTGAACGAAAGTGCGTTCGGTGGTTGGATTCCTAGTGCGGCGCTTATTTCGGTCTCCGCGCAATCGCATGGAGGGCGGCGCATTTTTGTGCCCTCGGGCTCTGTATCGGAGTTGTCGGCGAGCCAGCCAAGGCACGCAAAAGCAACGGGTCGCGCTCACGGCTCGAAAACCCTTCGGCGCGTTGCGCTCGCTGCGGCCGTCGGCTTGGCCCTGGCAGACTGGAGCCGTGCGGCGGTACTGACCTGGGCGCCGGGTGGCGCTGGGGGCGGGGTTGGCAACTGGGACACCAGCACCGCCAATTGGAATGGTGGCACATCGGCCTGGAGCAACACGACGCCACCCAACAGCGCCGTGTTCGGCGGGACCTCCGGGGCGGTGACGCTCACGACGCCCATCAGCCTGGCCGACATCCTCTTCAATGCGAGCGGCTATACGCTCAACGGAAGCCAGCTCACGCTGGCGGGCCCGGGCGGCTCCAGCTTCGTCACTGGCGCCGGCATCACCGCCACCGTCAATTCCCTATTGGCCGGCAGCGCCTCCCTCATCAAATCGGGTGCCGGCACACTCAATGTCAGGAACATCAACAACAGTTATTCGGGCGGCACGACCATCTCGCAGGGCACGCTGGTCTTCGGGCTGGGCGCGACGCCGAGCAGTCCCAACAACTTCCTCGGATCGGGCACGATCACTCTCGGCGACGCGAACACGGGCACCGGCAACGTTGCCCTGCTGATGAACTACGGCAATTTCTTCCCCACTCAGACGGTCTTCGGGAACAACATTGTGGTGAGCAGTCTGGCGCGCGGCCAGGTGACCATCGGATCCACCAGTTTCAACCCAGGAACCAACGGCTCCCAGTACTCGGGAACCATCACGCTGCAACGCGACGTGACGCTGCAGGGAGGCAACGCCGATCGGACCACTTACATCGGAAAGATCACCGGCACGGGCAACATCACCGTCACCGGCGCGCGCAACACCTTTCAAAGTGGAGGGGCCAACGACTTCCTCGGCAGCGTCACCATCACGCCCGGTGCCTTGCTGCAGCTCAGTGGCGCGAACGAGCTGCCCGCCACCACCGATGTCACGATCAATGCAGGCGGCGTGCTCGACACCGCCAATCCAGCTGCCAACCAGGTCATTCGGTCATTGAACGGCGCAGGCACCTTCCTGGGCTCGATCACGGGCCACGCCGGCTCATTGACCCTGGGAGCCAACGACGGCTCGGGGAATTTTTCCGGGGTCATTCAGAACGGTGGCGGGGTCCGAATCATCAAGACAGGCTCCGGCACGCAGGTCTTCTCGGGCACCGCCAATACCTACGCCGGCAGCACCACGCTCAGTGGCGGCATCCTCAGCGTTGCCAGGCTCGCCAACGGCGGTGTCGCCAGCAGCATCGGGCAATCTACCAGCGCCGCGGGCAATCTGGTGTTCAACGGCGGTACCCTGCAATACACCGGTCCCACCGCCAGCACCGACAGGCTCTTCACCCTCAACGGCAGCGGCACCCTCGATGCGTCTGGCAGCGGCGCACTGACGTTCAGCAACGCCGGTGCGATCGTGGGCAACGGCGTCCTCACGCTCAGTGGCAGCAGCACCGCCGACAACACCCTGACGCCGGTGATCGGCGGTACGTCGTCGCTCATCAAGGCGGGCAGCGGGACCTGGGTGCTCACGGGCAACAACGGCTACACCGGCGGCACTGCCATCAACGGCGGCGTGCTGCGGGTTGCAGGCAACACCCAACTCGGCAATGCGGCCGGTCCGCTGAGCTTCAACGGCGGCACGCTGAACACGACGTCGACGTTCAGTGCCACGCGAGCGACCACGTTGAACGCGGGCGGCGGCACGTTCCAGGTAGCCGCCGGTACGGCGCTCACCTTGGGCGGTGCCATCGGCGGATCCGGTGGCCTGATCAAGACCGATAACGGGACCCTCGTCCTGACCGCAGATAACACATATACAGGCGGCACCACGGTCTCGAACGGCACACTGCAACTCGGCAATGGCAGCACCAGCGGCGGCATCGTCGGCGACATCGTGAACAACGCTGCGCTGGTTTTCGATCGTTCCAACCCCCTCGCCCTGACCGGCCGGATCTCGGGGACGGGCACGGTCGCCCAACAGGGCTCCGGCACCACCGTGCTGACCGGTGCAAACAGCTACAGCGGTGCGACCGACGTGGTCCAAGGTACGCTGGTGGTGAACGGGGACCAGTCCCTGGCCACCGGCACCACGACCGTACGGGGCGGTGCCACGCTCGCCGGTACTGGTACCCTGGGTGGGCCGGTCACCGTGCAGAGCGCGGCTACGCTTTCACCTGGCCAGGCCGGCCCTGGCACCCTCACCATGGGGGCGCTGGCGCTCGATGGCGGCGCGGTGCTCCGTATGGAGCTTGGCGCGCGAGGCGTGGCCGGCGGTGCGCTGAACGACCTCGTCGCCGTCAACGGCAACCTCGTGCTCGACGGCACGGTCAATGTCACTTCCACGCCCGGCACCTCCTTCGACCCCGGCCTGTACCGGCTCATCAACTACACCGGCGCGCTCACCAACAATACGCTGGACATCGGCAGCCTGCCGGCCAGTGCGACACCGGCCGCGGTATCGGTCCAGACCGTGATCCCGAATCAGGTCAACCTGATCAATGCTTCCGGGACATCGCTGCGCTTCTGGGACGGCCCCACGAATCACGACAACGGCGCTTTCGATGGCGGTAGCGGCCTCTGGCGAGCCACCACCGACCGCAACTGGACCGATGCCGATCCGGCCGTCAACGGCAATTGGGCCGACAACGCCTTCGCGGTCTTTCTGGGGACGCCGGGGACGGTCACCGTCGATGCCAGCGCGGGCCAGGTGAACCTGGCGGGCGCCCAGTTCGCGGTCGACGGCTACACCGTCAACGGTCCCGATGCGCTGCACACCAGCACTGCGCAGACAGTGATCCGCGTCGGCGACGGCACCGCCGCCGGGCGCGGCATGACGGCGGCCATCAATGCTCCCATCACGGGCACCGGTGGCATCGTCAAGTCCGATCTGGGCACGCTCGTGCTGGGCGGTGAGAACACCTACACCGGCGGCACAACGATCGGTGCCGGCACGCTGCAGATATCGCGTGATGCCAACCTGGGCGGCGCGGGCGGCGCACTCGCGCTGGACGGCGGCACGCTGCGCGTCACCCAGGATCTGCAGACTGCCCGCGCCATCGACGTGCGCACGGGCGGCGGTGCTGTCGATACCGCCGCGTACACAGTGACCGCGACCGGTCCCCTGTCTGGAGCAGGCGATTGGACAAAGCTCGGCAGCGGCACGCTGGTACTGGCTGGCGCCAATACCGCCAGCGGCACCGCTGCGGTCGCGGCCGGCACACTGCGCGCCGGCGCCGCGGGCGCCTTCGGCCCGGCAGCGCGCTACGGGGTCGGCGCCGGCGCCACGCTCGATCTCGCGGGCTTCGACCAGACCATCGCGGGTCTGACGAATGCCGGGACGGTCTCGCTGTCGGGCCGCGGCGCACCGACCACTCTGACGGTTCGCGGCGACTACATCGGCCAGAACGGCGTGCTGCGCATGGCCGGCATGCTCGCGGGCAACGAGAGCCCCGTCGACAAGCTGGTCATCGACGGCGGCAGCGCCGCCGGCCGGACCACGATCCAGTTCACGAACCTGGGCGGGCTGGGTGCGCAGACCACCGGCAGCGGCATCGAGCTCGTCAGCGCGCGCAACGGCGCCACCACCACCGCGCAGACTACGCGCGACGCCTTCTCGCTGGCCGGCGGGCTTGTGAGCGCAGGCGCCTTCGAATACCGGTTGCAGCCGGGCGATGCCGGCGGCGCGGGTGAAAACTGGTACCTGCGCTCCACCTTGCCGGTCGATCCGGGCTCGCCGGTGCCGCCGTACGCCCAGCCCACGACCTACCGGCCCGAGGTCGCGCTCAATGCAGCCTTGCCGGCGGCGCTGGGCCAGGGTGATCTCGCGATGCTCGGCACTTTGCACCAGCGCGAAGGCGACGCCGCATATGCGCTGAACGGCGATGGCGTGCCGCTTCGAGGTGCGTGGGCACGTCTCATCCACCAGGACGCGAGGATCCGTCAGGAGGGCATCGTCTCGCCGCGCAGCGATACGTCTTATTCGGGCATGCAAGCCGGCGTCGATCTGTTCGCCACCGCAGGTCACCGCCTGGGCCTATACGGTGGCGCGCTGCGCTGGAATGCGCGCGCGAGCGGCTTCGCAAGCGGCATTCGGGACCAATGGGTGGGTGGGGCAGAGGGGCACAGCAACTACCTGGGCCTTTACTGGACCTACAAGGCCGAGTCGGGCTGGTACAGCGACGTGGTGCTGCAGCGAGGCTGGTACGACGGGCGTGCCAACGCCAGCAGCGCGACCCACGCTCGCATCGGCGGCCACAGCGTGAACGCGTCCGTTGAGATCGGCAAGCGGTTCGAGCTGAACGAGCGCTGGGGCATCGAGCCGCAAGCGCAACTGATCGTAGGCAAGCAGCGCCTCGATCGCGTCATCATCCCGGCCGCTGTCTTCGAGCAGACGCCGGACACCCGCGTGACCGCCCGCTTCGGCGTGCGCCTCATCGGCGACTATGAGACGGGGACAGGCCGCTTCAGGCCCTATGCGCGCCTCAATCTGTGGCGCGGCATCGGCGGCACCGACCAACTGCTGGTGGCGGGGCCGGGCGGCGGCACGCGCATCGATACGAAGCACGGCTACACCTCGGCCGAGGTGGCAGCGGGCGGCACCTGGGCGTTAAACAGACAGGTCGATGTCTATGGGGAGCTTGGGTACTCGTCGCCGGTGGGCGAAGACGCACGCATGACGTTGCGGCCCGCCGCTTCGGTCGGTGTGCGGGTGAGTTGGTAGCCCCGCATGATTTCGTGGGAGAGCGAGCCCGTTCGCATTTAATGGCAGCAGATTTGTCTGTCATTCGCATTTTTCGACGTTGCTTACAGCCGCTGACCCAATATTTTTGGGCGTGTTTCACTACTCCGTGGAGTAGCGCTTTCAGAGAATGTCCGCTTTGGGGCAGATCGAAAGATCGCAGTGAGCCCATTCGAGACATTGGGCTTCGCCCAAACGCCTCCAGTCGCGACGGTGCAATCGAAGGTCGGCGCGAGGGCTTCTAAACGCTAGGGTTCGCGGCCTTCCGCTCCGGCACGACGAACCGCACCAGTTCCTCCCCTGCCCACTCGTTGAGCTCCCGAAAGCGCTGCATTAGCGGCCGGATCTCGTTGTCGATGAACACCCCCAGCGCGTCCGGCGCATTGCCGAACCCGCCGGCGTTGGTAGGCACGATGCCGAGCAGGCCCGGCGGCACCCGGTGAGCGGCGAGCACATCGTCCTTGCTCACGTTCTTGATAGCCGCGAAGTCATCCTTCGCAGCCACCTCGCTGACCGGGATCAGCTTCAGCCCGTCGGATTTGCCCCCGGGCGCATGCAGGAACAGGTTCCGGAAGTTGCCAGGCCCCTTCGCTCCCTTCAGCGCCTCGCGCAGCGCATCTGCATCGGTCGTGCTGACCTGGGCATCCGACAGGTACAGGATGAAGCCCGCATGCGAGCCGTTTGCGTAGTACTTCCGCCGGAACATGGTGGCCGACTCGTTGAGCCAGGCCGACTGCAGCGCGCTGATGTACTCGGGCAGGCCATAGACCTCCTGATTGACGTCGTCCTCGCGCAGGTGGAACACCGACCCGGCGGGGAACTCGTGCTCCTGATGCCAGCCACGCACGAAGAAGTAGCGGCCCGCCTCTTCCCCGCGCCGCGTGAATTTGGCCAGCGCATGCTGCAGCGGCAGTGGCCGGCCGGTGGCGGCGCGCGGCTGCTCGACGTAGGCATTGCCGAACACCAGAAAATCCAGCGCCATCGCGCCGAACGTCGCGCTCGACAGCCGCGGGTGTGGGATGAACATCGTCTTCAGCAGATTGCGCTTCAGGAAGATCGCAGAGCCATGGTGCGGCGACGCCCGGAACGCGCTCGCCAGTCCCTCCCACGGAAGCGGTGGCTCGTACCAACGGCCGTTGAACATGCTCTCGACATAGTCGAGCAGCTGGATGCGACTCACCGGCTCGGGGTCGCCGAAGCTGAAGGCCGCGACGGCGCCACCGCCCGGCTGAGTCATCAGGTCAGCGCCCGAGGGGCCAGCACTGGCCAGCGGCGCGACGTGCGTCGATCGGTGGGCCTGGGTGCCCTTGCGTTTGCTCATCCAAAAATCTCCATGCGAGAGCTGCCACCGACGACGTCGCCGGCGAGTGTTTCGTTATCGAGTGCGTGCATCGTTGCCCACGCAAGATCCGCGTGTCCTGTCTCTTCCGAGCGGCCCGAGTCGTAGGTCACATTCCGGCCGCTGGCCGTGAGCACGCGTTTGATGGCCATGAACGACGCTGCGATGTCGGTCCATCCCGCATCGAACTCGAGCCTGCCCTTGTGGATCACCTGCTGCGCCTTCAACACGAGGCGTTGCTTCACCTCGATGCTGTACTGGTAGCCCTTCACCTGGGGGAAGAACTTCTCGACGATCTGGAACACGCCTGCGCCAAGGCCCGTCTTGTCGATGCCGATGTGCACGACGTTGTATTGCTGCATGACGCGCCGGATCGCCTCGGCCTGGGCTTCGAAGTCCGAGCCCTTGAACTGCTCGCGGTGCAGGATGCGGAACTTGCCGCCGGGCACCCGGGGCGGCGCCACGACCACCAGCGCCGCCGCATCGCCCTTGTCCGAAGGGTCATAGCCGATCCACACAGGGTGATGCGCGTAGGGCCGAAGCCATAGCGGCTTGACGTCGCTCCACGTCTCCCAGCTGTCGACCATGCAGGCCTGCATCTGTGCCAGCGTGAACAGCGAAAGGCTGTCGTCGATGAACTGGCACATGAACAGGTTCGCGAACTCGTCGACGCTGTATTCCTCGCGCAGTTCCGCGATGTCGAAGAGATCGAAGCCAAGCGCGACCGCGTCTTCCACCGTGACGATGTCGCGCCACTTCCGATCGAGGCCCAGCGCCCCGCCGCGCAGCGCCCTGTGCGTCGTGTCGATGCGGACATGGTCTTTCTTGGCACGGCCCTTGTTCCTGTCGTCGCCGGTCCAGAAGCCATAGGCCTCGTGCGACATGGCCGAGGGCGTCGAGAAGTAGGTCTTGCGCCAGTGCTTGTGCGAGGCCATCGCGCTCGCCAGCTTGTTGATGGTGCGAAAGCGCGGAACCCAGAAGAACTCGTCGAAGTAGAAGTCGCCGTGATACGACTGAGCCGTCATCGCGTTCGTGCCGAGGAAGATCAGCTCGGCGCCGTTCCACAGCTTGATGTTCTCGCCCTTGAGCTCGACGTCGACCTCTTTGGCGAAGTCGACGATGTAGCTGCGGAACTGGTGCGCCTGCGCCTTCGAGGCCGAGAGAAAGAGCTTGTTGCGCCCCTCCTTCGCGGCTAACAGCAGCGCCTCGCGCGAGAAATAGAACGTCGCGCCGATCTGCCGCGACTTGAGGATCGCGCGCAGCCGCTGGTACTGATGATCGAACCACGTCTGATGGAACGGAAAGTTCGACTCGCGCAGCTTCGATTCGAGCAGCGCGATCTGGTCTTCGCTGAACTCGTTGCGCTTGGGCTTGCGCTTCGGCGCCGCATTGCGCGCCGCGATGTTCGGATTAAGGTCGCCCTCGCGCCCCGTCTGCTGGTACTTCTCGACGCGGGCCGTGCGCTCCAGCTGCCGGCCCAGCAAGTCGATCTCCTTGTAGTCCCCGCCCGTCTTCTCGGTCTTCAGGATCAGCTGGATGAGCCGCACTTCGAGCGCGCCGTTCACGCGGTCGAGCGGCTGCGCGTCGTCCCACTTGTCGGCCTCCTTCCAACCGTAGACCGTCGACGCCGGCACGCCCAGGTGCTCCGCGATCTGCTTGACTTTCCAGCCCGTCCACGCGAGGAAACGCGCCGCGGTGCGGGGTTGCGCCTGCGGCGTCAACGTGGCAATCTGCCCCGCCGCAGTGCTCGCGACGCTGCCCACATTCGCAGCAGGGGCCGCCTTGGCGACGTTCGAAGCCCGTCCACGCTGGTGCGACGCGGACTTCTTCGCAGCGACAGAAACAGTCCGGCGAGTGCGGCCGGACGCAGCGGATTTCAGGGGCATGCCGCCGAGGTTGCCCGCGCGCGCGAAGCATCGCCACCACGTCCAACAGTGCCCGCCACTGCCACATGCGCAGCGGCTTGAGAGCGGACGTACGCGCCGACACCATTGGCTCACCGCATCGCGAACACCACGCGGTCCCCATTCAACCAGCAGTGAGCCAACCCATGTCCACACCCGCAAAGAAGCCGGTCTCAAAGTTCTTCCGCGTCGCCGTCGAAGGCGCGACCAGCGACGGCCGTGTCATCGACCGCGCGATGCTGGAACAGATCGCCGCCAGCTACGACCCGAACCTCTATGGCGCCCGCGTCAACATCGAGCACATGCGCGGCTACAGCCCGAACAGCGACTTCCGTGCCTATGGCGACGTCACCGCTGTAAAGACGGGCGAAGTCGAGATCGGCGGCGTCAAGAAGCTCGCCCTCTTCGCGCAGATCTCCCCCACCGATGAGCTGGTCGACCTCAACAAGAAGCGCCAGAAGATCTATTCGTCGATGGAAGTCCGGCCGCGCTTCGCCGACAGCGAGAAGGCCTATCTCGTCGGCCTGGCCGTCACCGACAACCCCGCGAGCCTCGGCACCGAAATGCTGGAGTTCGCGGCCAAGAACCCGAACTCCAACCCCTTCGCGGCGCGCAAGGAAAAGCCCGACGACCTCTTCACGGCCGCCGAAGAGTTCACCCTCGAATTCGAGGACGCGCCCGACGAAGGCGCCCTCGCCAAGTTCCGCGCCGCTGTCGCGGGCGCCCTGGCCAAGTTCGGGGCGAAGACCGCCACCGACGACGCACGCTTCGCCGCCGTCGCCGAAGGCTTCGAGCAGATCGGCGAAGCCTTCGCGTCCCACGTCACCGCCACCGAGCAGAAGCTCTCCGGCCGCGACAAGACCATCGGCGACCTGCAGGCCACCGTGGCAGACCTGAAGGCCAAGTACTCCGTGCTCGACAACACCCCGACCGGCACCGCCCGGCCGCTGGCCACCGGCGGCAACGGCACCGCGAAGACCGACTGCTGAGCCACGTCAAGCCACCGCAAGCACCTCATCCGCAACACCACACAGGCAGCACACACCATGCGCAAAGAAACCCGCCAGGCCCTCGACGCCTACTTCGCCCAGCTGGCCACCCTCAACGAAGTGGCCAGCGTCGTACAGAAATTCAACGTCGTGCCGCGCGTGCAGCAGACCCTCGAAGCGAAGATGCAGGAGTCGAGTGCATTCCTGCAGCGCATCAACGTCATCGGCGTCACCGAGCAGATAGCCGCCAAGGTCGGCGTCGGCGTCACCGGCCCGGTGGCCAGCCGCACCGACACCAGCGGCAACCTCACGCGCAAGCCGCGCAACGTCGCGGCGCTCGACGACAACCAATACCGCTGCGTGCAGACCAACTTCGACACAGCCATCCGCTATGCGCAGCTCGATGCCTGGGCCGGCTTCCCCAACTTCCAGACGCTGCTGCGCGACGCGATCCTCCGGCGCCAGGCACTGGACCGCATCTGCATCGGCTTCAACGGGACCAGCATCGCAGCCACTACCGACCTGGCCGCCAACCCGCTTCTGCAGGACGTCAACAAGGGTTGGCTGCAGCAGATGCGCGAGCACGCCCCGGAAAACGTCCTCGCCGCGGGCGGCAAGCAGACCGGCAAGGTCATCGTCGGCCCCGACAAGGCGACCAGCGACTACGCGAACCTCGACGCCGTCGTGTACGACGCGATCACGATGCTCGACCCTTGGAATCAGGAAGACCCGGACCTGGTGGCCGTGGTCGGTCGCGGCCTGATGCACGACAAGTACTTCCCGCTCGTCAACAAGGACCAGCCGCCGACCGAATCGCTGGCGGCCGACATCGTCATCAGCCAGAAGCGCGTGGGCGGCCTGCAGGCCGTCACCGTGCCTTTCTTCCCGGCAGGCACGGTGCTGGTTACCAAGCTGAGCAACCTGTCGATGTACTGGCAGCGCGACGCGCGCCGCCGCAACATCAAGGACGTGCCCGAGCGCGACCAGATCGAGAACTACGAATCTTCCAACGACGCCTATGTCGTCGAGGACTACGGCAGCGCCGCCCTCGTGGAACACATCGAGATCGTCGACTAGGCCCGCGCCAAAAGTCTGACGAAAGACCGCGCGGGCCGGCCCGGCCCGCGCCCTCCTCCACCAGCCCGGAACACCACCATGCGCCCACTCAGCCCCGCACAGCGCCACCGCGCACGCGTCCTGCAAGAACAGGCCCAGGCCGACAGCCCCTACGGCGTCGAGCTGCAAGGCGACGCCTACGCCCTCATGCGCGTCAAGCTCTCGCAGGACAAGAACCGCCTGTCGCAGATCCAGTCGCACGAGCGCCGCGCCGAAATGAAGGCCCGGCTGCTGCCGGAGTACTTCGACTGGATCTATACCTCGCTCGATACAGGCAAGGGCGCGGTAGATCAGGTGCTCACCACGGTGATGGTGTGGGCGTTCGACGCCGGCGCCTACCGCCTGGGCCTGGACATCGCGGCCTATGTCATCCGCCATCGCATGGCCATGGCCGACGACTACAAGCGCAGCCCGGCCGCCATCGTGATCGACGAACTGGCCAATGCCTACCTGAAGGGCCAATGGTCGCCTCTGTTCGTGCTGCTCAACGCCGAGAACGTGCGGCATCTGGCGCCCGTGTCGCTCGACGATGACCCCGCCCGCGCACGGGCGCAGGCGGCAGCACTGCTCATCGAGGCCGACACCTTGACGGCCGAGCAGGACGCGCCCGATCAGGCGCGCGCCAAGCTGCACAAGGCCATCGCTTACGCGGCGCTCGGCAAGGTGCAGACGGCTGAAGAGCCCGACCTTTCCGCAATCGAACCGGGGGCGCTGTCGCTGGCCCTCGCGCGCCTGCAGCGCGCCCTGGAGCTGGACAGCAATGCCGGTGTGAAAAAGGACATCGAGCGCGTCGAGCGAGCGCTCAACAAGACCAGCGCGAGCGCCGAGCCGAAAGCCGAGACGGCGACCACCGCCTCTCCCGAACAACCCGCTACGGCCTCGCCGGCCGGAACGCGCAAGAGCGCGGCTCCGGCGAGGAAGTCGACGGCGCCCGCGCGCAAGCGCGCCGCCGCCAGGTAGCGCAACCGAGCACCCCCGCGTGCCGGGCGGCCCGTGGCGCTGCGTGAAAGGCTGAGCCATCACCACAACGCGCCACGGCCACCGCCCACCTATACCGAGCCAGACCTCAAGCCCGAGCCCGACCATGTCCCTCATCGCCGCAGCCCCGCCCCTCGTGCGCACCACGCCGCCCAGCGATCCCGCGCCGCTGGGCACGGTCTCGGTCGGCCCATGGTGGCCCGAGATCGACCTCGCAGCCCTGCGCGACGCCGTGCGCCTCGATGGGACCATCACGCCGGCGCGGCTGGTGACGGCTGTGCAGGAGGCGGTGGCCGCCACGGTGGCCCAGCTCGACGCCTGGGCGCAGATCCGCAAGAACGAAGGCCACGAATCGCTGTCTGCAGTGCCCGCGCTCACGGTCGACGGCGAGTCCGTCAACGTGCAGCGCTTCCGCCGCGCCGTCTACTGCCACGCGAAGGCCAATCTGATCGAGCGCTACAGCGACTACGACACGACGGGCCGCGAGCGCCGCAAGGATCAAGACGAAGCGCGCGAAGACCAGGCCGAGCACCACCGCCGTGATGCCACGTGGGCCGTGCGCGACATCCTGGGCGTCTCGCGTACCACCGTCGAGCTGATCTAGCCATGCCCCGAACCGTTGTCACCCAGCAGCACGACACGGTGGATCTGCTGTGCCTGCGTCACCTCGGCGCAACCGCGGGCGTCACCGAGGCAACGTACCGAATAAATCCCGGCCTTGCGGACCTGGGGCCGATCCTGCCGATCGGCCTCGCCGTCGTGCTGCCGGACCTCCCCGCCAATGCTGCTCGCGTCGACACCGTGCAGCTCTGGGACTAGGAGAAACCGCCATGCCCACTTCAACCCTACGACACCACACCATGACCGAGCCCACCACCACCGCCGCAGCTGCCGGCACCGCTGCAGGCTACAAGTTGGCCTTGCTTTCGCTGCCCGTCATTGCCAGCCTGATCGCCTTCTGGCTCGGCATCCGCTTCGTGCCACTGCGTCCCGGCCAGGCGTGGAACGACCTCATCAATCGCGTCATGGGTTGCCTGGCAAGCTCGTTCATCCTGGGCACCATCGCCCTCGTGCTGCTCATGCAGCACAAGCCCGACGTCTTCACCGCCGGCGCCGCGCTCGCCCGGCTCGCCACGTTTCCGCCCGAGGCCGGCTTCTTCGTGATCACCGGCTGCGTGTTCGTGCTGTGCAGCATCCCCGGCCCGTGGATCGTGGCCGCTGTCTTTCTGTGGCTGGAACGCCGCAAGGATCGCGACATCGGCGAACTCGCCGCCGAGATCCGCGCCGGCATCGGCGCCCCGCGCGTGCCAGCTCCCGCGGTCGCCGCATCCGAGCAAGCAGCCGCGGCCGACACCACCGCCAAGACCTGAATCCGCCATGCTCAACCTGCCACAGCTCATTGCCGCCGGCATCACGCCGACCGTCGCGCGCGTCTTCCTTCCGCACCTGATCGCCGCCTGCGATCGCTTCGAGATCGACACGCCCCGGCGCATGGCCGCCTTCATCGGCCAGTACAGCCACGAAACCTGCGGGTTCACCCGCCTGGAAGAAAACCTCTACTACACCGACCCGGCTCGCATCGCACAGATGTTCTCCGCGCTGCGCGAGGTGGAGAAGGCGCGAGCCTTCACGCGCCAGCCCAAGGCGCTCGCGAACAGGGTCTATGCCAACCGGAACGGCAACGGCAGCGAGGCCAGCGGCGACGGTTGGAACTACCGCGGCCGAGGCCTCCCGCACCTGACCGGCCGCAGCAACTATCGCGCGGCAGGATCTGCCCTGAGCCTGCCGCTCGAACAGAACCCGGACCGAGTCGCAGAGCCGGAAGCCGCAGTGCTGGTCGGTGCGTGGTACTGGAAGGCCAATGGCCTCAATGCACTCGCCGATCGATGGCAGCTCGATGCCATCACGCGCGGGATCAATGGCGCAGCGATGGCCGGCCGCGCCGACCGCGTCGAGCGGTGCAACCGCGCGCTTGACGCCCTGCTGTCCACGTCATGAAAACCGCGCTGATCGCTCTTGCCGCCGCGGTGCTGATCGCCGCCGGCTCGGCCCTGCCCGCCTATTGGGTGGGAGACAGCCACGGCGCGGCGCGGGTACAGCAGGCGTGGGACAACGACACGAAGAGCCGGGCCACTGCCGCTCTCGAAGAGACCAACACCTCCCGAACCAAGGAACAAGGCCATGCCGACACCGTCACCCGCGCCGTCGATGACTTCCACGCCGCGCAAGCGCCTGCTGCTGCCGACGGCGCTGCTCGCATCGCTGCTGCTGAGCGCCTGCAGCGCACCGCCGAAGGCCGCGCTGCCCAGTACCTCGCTATGTCCAAGGCCGGCGCAGCTGAGCGCGATCGTCTTGCAAGCCATGCGGCCCGACTCGACGCCAGCCTTGCAGAGGGTCGACGCGTGGCTGAACAGCTCCGCGCGGAGCTTGTCGACCGCGACCAGCGAATCGGGCTCCTCGCCGACATCATCCGGGCCGACCGCACCCTCTTCGTCGACGCCCCAACCGCCGAGCCGAACGAGCACTGAGCCATGAAGAAGCCGCAGCTGCTGCGCGACCACATCACCCGCGCCTGCCCGGAGCTGGCCACCAACCCGGAAAAGCTCACGGTCTTCATCGAGCGCGGCAACGTCGTCCACACAGGCACGCCGGCCCTTTCCTTCGAGTACCGGTACACGCTGAACATCGTCGTGACGGACTGGACTGGCAGCACCGACGTAATCGTCGTGCCAGTCGTGGCGTGGCTCAAGCGCAATCAGCCCGACATCTTCGAGCACCCCGAGCGGCGCGCCAAGGCCTTCCGCTTCGAGGTCGAGATCATCGATCACGCCACGTCCGACATCGGCTTCGAGATCGACCTGACCGAGACCGTCGCTGTCCAAGGCGGCACCGTCGACGGCGTCAACCGGCTCACCACCCGGCACATCGGCGAGCCCGTGCTCGCTGGTGCCGAGCCCATCGAATCGCTTCTCGATCTTCAGGCGGAGTGGCGCATCCACCCGCTGGACGAAAGCTGATCGTGGCCGACGCCCTCAACCGGCTCGCGAACTGGGCCGCTCCGCTGATGACCGGCCTTTCGCCCGAGCGCCGCCGCGCGGCAATGGTGCAGATCTCGACCTACCTGCGCCGCAGCCAGGCGGAACGCATCGGAGCGCAACTCAACGCAGACGGCACGCCCTACGAGCCCAGGAAGCCGCGCAAGCAGCTGCGCAACAAGAAAGGCGAGATCCGCCGCAAGATGTTCGAAAGGCTGCGCACCGCGCAGTACCTGCGCAAGGCTGCGACGGCCGAGAGCGCCACCGTCACCATCGGCGGGAAATCCGCGCGCATCGCGCGGGTGCACCAGCGCGGCCTGCGCGACAAGGTCGATTGGCGCAAGCCGAACAGCCCTACCGTGCAGTATGCGAAGCGCGAGCTGCTGGGCTTCACACCCGCGGACGAAGACGCCGTGACCGACATCCTGCTGCACCACGTCACCGCCAGCGGCTGACGCTTGAGGGCGCTGCGCAACGCCCTTCAGTCCCCGCCGCATGCACCGTTGCGTTCGCTCGCGCACGCGAGAGCGTTTCGGCACATTGGGCGCATGCCCGGACCAACCGAATCGCCGCAACTTTTTGCCGACCTGCAACGCCAGATGGCGAACGTCGTGCGCATGGGCACCATCACCGATGTCGACCACAGCGCCACCCCGCCGCTCGTGCGCGTGCAGGTCACCGAGAAAGGCAGCACCGACTGGCGCCCCTACGTCGAGCTGCGCGCGGGCAAGACCGGCACATGGAACCCGCCAACCGTTGGCGAGTGCGTCCTGTTCCTCTCCCCGAACGGTATGACCGAGGGCGGCTACGCGTTGCCGGGCCTGCCCACCGAGAGCCACCCCACGCCCAGCTCCGACCCAAACAAGACCGTCACGAAGTACCCCGACGGCGCCGTCGTGGAGTACGACCACGCCGCCCACAAGCTCAAGGTCACGCTGCCAGCCGCCGGCACCGCGGATATCGAGGTTCCCGACGCGATCACCGTGAAATGCAAGACGGCCGACGTCACGGCCAGCGAGAGCGCGAAGGTGCACTCGCAGGAGATCACGCTCGACGCACCAAAGACCATCACCACGGGCGAGCTCGTCGTGCAGGGCCTACTGACCTGGCTGTCGGGCATGGAAGGCTACGGCGTCGGCCCGAGCGGCCGGGGCGCACAGATCGACTGCGACGTCGAATTCATCAACGGCCACGGCGTGAAGACCGATGGCGGTGACATCGTCGCCGGCGACATCAGCCTGCTGGAACACCGTACGTCCGGCGTGCAGGGCGGCGATGAAATCAGCGGGAAGCCCGTGCCATGAGCGGAATCTCCAAGACCACCGGCAAGATGCTCTCGCGCCGGGATCACATCGCGCAGTCCATTAATGACATCCTGACGACGCCCATCCGCACGCGCCTGATGCGCCGCAACTACGGCAGCTACCTGCCGCAGATGGTCGACCACCCGGCCACCGCGGCGAATCGCCTGCGCCTCATCGCGGCGACCGCCCAGGCGATCATGAAGTGGGAGCCACGCACCCGGCTGCTGAGCGTGCGCGTCGGCTTCACCGCACAGGGCAAGTGCCAGCTCCACATCGTGCGTCGCGACACCAACAGCGTCGACAGCACCACCTTCACCGTGACCGTTGCGGGGGGCGCATGAGCCTGGACATGTCGCTGCTGCCTGCGCCGGCCGTCATCGAGACGCTGGACTACGAAGCCATCCTGGCCAACCGGGTTGCGCTCTTTAAGCAGGAGTGCAGAAAGGTCGGCTTCGACTACACGCTACTTCTCGAGTCCGATCCGGCGATGAAGCTGCTGCAGGTGCAGGCATACCAAGAGCTGGAAATGCGCCAGCGAATCAACGATGCGGCCAAGGCCTGCATGCTGGCCTACGCGACGAAGTCGGACCTCGACAACCTCGGCGCGAACTATCGGGTTTCCCGGCTGCTGGTCACGCCCGCTGACCCGGACGCGGTGCCACCGGTCGAGGCCGTCTATGAAGACGACGAACGCTTCCGCGAGCGCATCCAGCTCGCGCCCGAAGGCATCACGACGGCAGGCCCGACGGAAAGCTACCGCTACCACGCCCTCACGGCCAGTGCCGAGGTGGCAGACGCGCAGGTCGACAGCCCGCTGCCCGGCACCGTGCGCGTCACGGTGCTTTCCACGTCCGCCAGCGGCGTTCCTTCCGAAGCGCTGCTCAACACCGTGAGCGCTGCACTCAACGCCGAGAAGATCCGCCCGCTTTGCGATAGCGTGCCCGTACAGGGGCCTGAGATCTTCGAGACCGCGATCACCGCCAAGGTGTACCGCTACGAGGGGCCTGCTGGCGATGTGGCCATACAGAACGGCGAGGCGGCGCTGGCGAATTGGCTCAAGCAGATCCGCAAGCTCGGCAAGGGGCTGCCTCACTCCGGCATCGACGCCGCGCTGCATCAGCCAGGTGTCGACCGTGTCGAGATCACGCAACCGCCGGCCGACATCCTGTGCACGAAGACTCAGTGGGTTCGCGTGACTGCCGTCGACATCCTCGAAGAGGTAGTCCGTGTCTAGCCTCGCCCCTTCGCAGCGACTGCTGCCGCCCAACCGCACGCCGCTGGAACTGGCCCTCGCGGGTGCGTCGCCGCTGGATCTGGACACCGATGGTCTGCGGCACCTGTGGACGGCCATGCTTTGCCTCGCGCCGTTGCTGCCCTGGCTCTCGTGGACGCTCTCCGTGGAGGCCTGGCAGGACGCGAGGTCCGACGACGCCAAGCGTGCGCTGATCCTGAACTCCATCGAGATCCATCGGCACAAGGGCACACCCTGGGCGATCCGGCTGCTGATCCGCTCGCTGGGCTTCGGCGAGGTGGACATCATCGAGCGTGTCGGCGGTCGCAGCCACAACGGGACGATCCGCCGCGACGGGATCTATCCGCACGCCTCGTTGGCCAGCACCTGGGCGACCTACATGGTCGCGCTGCAGCGGCCTATCACCAATGCGCAGGCCGAGCGCCTGCGCAAGCTCCTGCCGTCCGTCGCACCCGCACGCTGCCATCTGGTCGCGCTGCGCTACGCCTCGGTCGCCAACAGCCACAACGGCGCCACCCGACGCGACGGCGCCTACAACCATGGAAGCGCCTGATGGCAAACCTCAACGAATCCGATCAATGGGAAACCGGCATCTACCAGCTCGAAGAAGATGACCCGGTCCTCGGCGGTCCCACCGGCATCGATAACCGCCCACCGCGCGAGCTGGCGAATCGCACCCGCTATCAGCGCCTGCGCAACGTCACGCCGTGGGATGCCACGTTCACCTATCCCGCCAACGTCGCCTATGTGAGCTACGGCGGCACCACTTGGAAGAGCGTGGGCGAGAGCCTCAACGTCGCGCCCGGAACGGATACGGCGAAGTGGGTCCGCTGGGCTTTTACCGCTGGAGAACTCAGCGCGGCGCTCGGCGATGCAATGGCCACGCACGAAGCCAAGGTCAACCCCCATCCGCAGTACGCCACAGATGCCGACTTGGCGGCACACGTCGCTGACGCCAATCCTCACCCGCAGTACGCCACGGACGCCGACCTCGCCGCTCATCTGGCAGCGGCCGACCCCCACGCCCAGTACATCCTGGCCGCTGGCGACGCGATGAGCGGCCCGCTGACCCTTGTCGATGCCGGCCAGTTCGACAGCAGCGCCAAGGCCGCCAGCACGGCTCACGTACAACGAGCGCTGGGCAACTACAGCGGCTCGCGGGACATCACGGTCACGGGCGGCACGAACCTCACGGCCGCCGACATGGGCCGATACATCAGCGTCTCGGCCGCCGGGGTGAACCTGACCCTGCCCGCAGGAAACGCGATCGTGGCCGGCGCCACATTCGTCTTGGGGCCTTCTCAGCGTTGCGTCATCAGTCGCAGCGGCGCGGACGGGATCATGACGCCTGCGGGCTCAGTAGTGACCAGCATGGCTCTGTTTTCCCCGGCCATCGTGACATGGCGCGGCGACATCTGGCACGTCATCGAGCTTCCCATGGGAGGTGATGCCGATGCTGGAGAGGTGTTCTACACGGCGCGCGCCGCCCCGCCGGCAGGCTCGATCAAAGCGAATGGCGCGGCGGTGTCCCGCACCACGTACAGCCGACTCTTTGCGGCCATCGGAACCACCTTCGGCATTGGCGATGGCGCGACCACTTTCAACGTGCCTAACGCCCGTGGGCTGGTGCTTCGAGGTCTCGACGATGGACGCGGACTTGATACGGGCCGCGTCCTGGGCTCCGAACAAGAAGGCACCTGGCTGCGCACGATGGCGCAGGAGTGGACGGGTGCCGATGCGGTGCAAGGCGGGCCGTACGGATTCGGTAATCCCTTCGCAAGCGCAGACGCAGTCATTTCCAACAGCGGAGGCCCGGGTCTCACCGTGCCCAGTGGCGCCAAAGGGCCCGCGGGTGGCGCTTGGCAATCGGCCGCAAGCGACAACTTCATGTTTGCGACCGCGGTAGTAGATCCGGCGGTGGCAAACACATGGATTCGCTTCCGCATGTCCAACCTCGCGCTGCTGGCCTGCATCAAGTACTGAAAGCACCCAGATGAACATCAAGACGGTCTATTCGTTCGATCCTGACACACGGTTCTACAAGGGTCCGGTCTACCTCGACGACGGTGATCTCTCGCCGCTGGAGCCCGGCGTCTATCTGACGCCGGGGGACTGCCTCGAAGAGAGCCCACCGCACATTCCCGAAGGGTTTCGCGCCGTCGCGCAGGGCAACACCTGGGCGCTGATCGCGATCCCAGTCGTAACGCCACCGGCGGAGCCGTCGCTCGACGATCTGCGCGCGGCTCTGATGGCCCGGGCCACCGCGCGCCGCTGGGACGTGGAAACCGGCGGCATCACCCTGCCCAACGGCGTCAAAGTGCGCACTGGCCTCGATGACCAGACCCGCATTAACTCTGTCATCACGGGCATGCGATCCGAAGGTTACGAGACCGTTGATTTCAAGGCGGCCTCGGGCTGGATCGAGCTGTCGCTCGAAGAACTGCGCGTCATTCGCGGATTCATCGCGGGCCATGTACGTGCCTGCTATGCGGCGGAGCGTGCCCACCACAACGCAATTGCGGCCCTCCCCACCGTGGAGGCCGCTCAGACCTACGACATCGGCGCAGGCTGGCCCAGCCCAGTCATCACCGCTTCGCCTCAAGCCTGAACCACTTTTCCTAGGAGCTCTCCCCCATGTCCACCGAATACCACCACGGCGTACGCGTTTTCGAAGTCGACGAAGGCGGCGCCACCATCCGCGTCGTCAGCACGGCCATCATCGGCCTCGTGGCCACCGCGCCGCAGGCCGACCCGGCGGCCTTCCCGCTCAACACCCCGGTGCTGCTCACCAACCCCGGCGGCAGCGTCGGCAAGGCGGGCTCCACCGGCACGCTGGCGAAGGCGCTGAAGGCGATCAGCCAGCAGGCCCAGGCCGTCACCATCGTGGTTCGCGTCGAGCCCGGCGCCGACGACGCCGCGACCACCAGCAACGTCATCGGCACCACCACCGCGACCGGCCAGAAGACCGGCCTGCAGGCGCTGCTGGCCGCACAGGGCCAGCTCGGCTACAAGCCGCGCATCATCGGCGCGCCCGGCCTGGACACCGAGGCCGTCGCGGTCGAGATCGGCGTTGTGGCCGAGGCGCTGCGCGGCTTCGGCTACATCGCGGCGCGCAAGGCCGACGGCATGGCCTACGCCACCACGAAGGAAGAAGCCACCACCTATCGCGGCAAGTTCGGCAAGCGCGAGCTGATGGTCATCTGGCCCAGCTTCCTCGCGTGGGACACCGTCGCCAACGACGTCGAGACGGTGCCCGCCATCGCCTACGCACTGGGCCTGCGCGCCAAGCTCGACCAGCAGATCGGCTGGCACAAGACCCTGTCGAACATCGTGGTCAACGGCCCGCAGGGCATCAGCGCCGACGTGTTCTTCGACCTGCAGAGCCCGAGCAGCGATACGACGTACCTCAACGCGCTCGAAGTCACGACCATCATCAACCGCAGCGGCTATCGCTTTTGGGGCAACCGCACCACCGAAGCCCAGGGCGGAAAGTTCTTCTTCGAAAACTACACCCGCACCGCCCAGGTGCTGGCGGACACCATGGCCGAGGCGCACTTCACGTTCGTGGACAAGCCGATGCACCCGACGCTCGTGAAGGACATGCTCGAAAACATCAACGCCAAGGGCAAAGACCTCGTCACGGGCGGCTACCTGATCGGCTTCGAGGCCTTCATCAATCCCGACCTCAACCCGAAAGAAGAACTCTTCGTCGGCCGCCTGCGCATCAGCTACCGCTACACGCCGGTGCCGCCGCTCGAAGACCTGGGCTTTCGCCAGACCATCACCGACGACTTTCTCGCCAACTTCGCCGCGGCCGTGCAGGCCGCCTGACCGGCGTCAACCCAACACGCATAGGAGCGCACCACCATGGCACTGCCCAAGAAACTCAAGAACTTCGCCATGTTCGGCGACGGCGAAAGCTGGGTCGGCGAGATCCCCAGCGTCACCCTTCCCAAGATCACGAAGAAGACCGAGGAATACCGCGCCGGCGGCATGCATGGCCCGGTCGAGATCGACCTCGGCCACGAAAAGCTCGAGCTGGGCATCAAGGCCGGCGGCCTGAAGACCCAGCTCATCGCCATGCTGGGCTCGCAAACCGTCGGCGCCAACATCTTCCGGTTCGCCGGTGCCTATCAGGACGAAGCCACCGGCCAGGTGACCGCGGCCGAAGTCGTCATCCGCGGGCGCCTGCGCGAGTGGAACCCCAACGAGGCCAAGGCCGGCGAAGACAACGACCACGAATTCACCATCGCCGCGAGCTATTACAAGCTGACCGTCAACGCCCAGGAGCTGCTGGAGATCGACGTGCCCGGCATGGTGTTCCGCGTCGGCGGCACCGACCAGTACGACGCCATCCGCGCCGCCATCGGCATGGCATTCGGCGTCAACTGACCCCAGCCCGCAACCTCGCCCCCTGCCCTTCCCCTTCGAACCGAGCCACCACCATGAACGACGACGCCCAACAGCCCACCGCCACCATCGCGCCCAGCGTGCCCAACTCCATCACGCTCGACACGCCCATCCAGCGCGGCACCACCACCATCGCCGAGATCGTCCTGCGCAAGCCCAACGCCGGCGAGCTGCGCGGCCTTTCGCTGCAGCGGCTGCACGCGGCCGACGCCGACGAACTGCTCAAGCTGCTGCCGCGCATCACCTCGCCCAGCCTCACGCCGCCCGAGTGCGCGCAGCTCGACCCCGCGGACCTGTCCGAAGCTGGAGGCGTCGTCATCAGTTTTTTGTTGAAGAAAGCAGTTCGGGACGCGGTCTTGCAGAGCGCGTAGAAGACGCCATGGCGGATCTGGCGCTCGTCTTCCACTGGCGCCCGCAGGACATGGACGGCCTCCCCCTGGCCGAGCTGATGGACTGGCGCGAGGCCGCCCGCAAGCGCTACGCCCCGAGCAAGCACGACAACGACTGACGGCAACACCTTCGAACCACCATGGCCACCGCGCTAACCCTCAAGCTGATCCTGGCCGGCGCGGCCAAGGCGGTCAACGAACTCAAGCCGCTCGACGCGCAGAGCAAGGCCACCGCCGCCAGCCTGAAACAGTCGCGCGACGCCCTCAAGCTGCTGAACGGCCAACTCGGCCAGGTCAACGCCATCCGCAAGTACCAGGCCGAGCTGGCCAAGCAGGGCAACAGCCTGAAGGTGTTGCGCGCCAACCTCGACAGCGTCACGCGCACCTACGGCGCGAACAGCGACCAGGCCCGCGCCCTGCAAGGCCAGGTCGACCGCGCGACGGCCGCGTACGACAAGCAGCGCCATGCCCTCGTGCAGCTGCGCACCGCGGCCACCGCCAGCGGCATCGGCAAGCTGTCGGCGGACCAGCACCGCCTGCAGGCCGATATCACCTCGACCAACAGCGCCATCGCCCAGCAGAAGGCACGCCTCGAAGCGCTAGCCAACGCAGGCAACCGCAAGGCGCAGCTGCAGAAGAGCTTCAACGGCACCCGCGCCACGGCCGGGCATCTGGCCATGGCCGGCGCGGCCGGCGTCGGCACCGCCTACGGCATCCGCCGAGGCGTCACCGAGCCGCTGCATCAGGTACGGGAAAACGAAACCACCAGAGCACGCATCGCCGCCCTCGGCCTGAAAGGTGATGAGACTCAGCAAATCATCGCCTACGCCAACAACCTGAAGGCCTACGGCGTAAGCAAGAACGAAAAGATGGCGCTGGCACTCGACGCCAGCACAGCGTTCGCAGACGCGCATGAAGCCACGATGGTCTTGCCGACGCTGGCCGACATGAAATTTGCGAATCGGGGCATGTTCGGTGACGAACAGGGTGCCGAGAACGAACGCAAGTTCATGGACCTGCTCAAGGTCATCGAGGCCCGCGGCGGCCTCAAGAGCAAAGAAGAGTTCGTCAGCCAGGCTGACATGGTGCAGCGGGTCATCACCGCGACAGGCGGACGCGTCGACTCCACCCAATGGCTGGACTTCGTCAAACGCGGTGGGATTGCCGCAAAGGGCTTGTCGAGCGAGGCGATGTACTACCAGATGGAACCGATTGTCCAGATCCTGAGCGGCGCCAGCGCGGGGGTGGGACTCAGAGGGGCGTACCAGAACCTGTATCAAGGCAGGACTACCAAACGCGCCGCGCAGAACCTCGAAAAGTTCGGGCTCATCGGTGACAAATCCAAGGTCAAGCACGACAAGACCGGGCAGACCTCTTCTCTCGACCCAGGGGCGCTGCTGGGCTCCGACCTGTTCCGTACCAATCAATTCGAATGGATGGAGAAGGTACTTTTGCCGCAGCTGGCGAAGAAGGGCATCACGGACGAAAAGCAGATCGTCGACGCTATCGGCAGCATCTTCAGCAATACGAGCGCTTCGGGACTGTTCTCGCAGATGTTCCTGATGCGCGATCAAATTCACAAGAACGCCAAGCTGAACGCCGGCGCGGACGGCATCTCCAAGCTCAAAGAAAGAGCGCAGGCAACCCTGGGCGGCCAGGAACTCGAAGCCGAGGCCCGCTTCCACGACGCCCTGCTTTCTTCAGGCGAGGCGTTGAGACCAACTTACATCAAGCTGCTCAATACGGTGACGCCGTTGCTCGAAGGCTTCACGAGATTCGTGCAGGAGAACCCAAAGCTCGCGGAATCGCTTGGCGCAGTGGTTGCTGTGGTGGGCATTGCAGCCGCGGGCTTCGGCGCGCTCAGCCTCGGCGCTGCGGCACTGCTCGGCCCCTTCGCCGTCGTCCGTTACGGCCTCGGGCTCTTCGGCGTCAAGGCAGCAGTGCTCTCGCCCGTGCTCACCGTGCTCACCCGCGTGCTGGGGTTCGCGACGACGGCTGTCATGTGGCTCGGCCGCGCGCTGCTGCTCAACCCGATCGGCTTGGCCGTCACCGCCATCGCAACGGCCGCTTTCCTGATCTACAAGTACTGGGGCCCGATCAGCGGATTCTTCATCGGGCTGTGGGAGCGCGCGAAAGGCGCATTCGCGGCCTTCTGGCAGTACCTCGGCGGATCGATGCCCGCGGCGCTGGCCACCGTAGGCTCGGCCATCGTCAACTGGTCGCTCCTCGGCCTCTTCTACCAAGCCTTCGCGGGCGTCATGCAGTGGTTCGGCATCGAGCTGCCCGCCAAGTTCACCACCTTCGGCGCGCAGATGATGCAGGGCCTGGCGAACGGCATCACCGGCATGCTCGGCACCGTGCAAGACGCCATCAACGGCGCGGCGGACTCCACCGTCGGCTGGTTCAAGGAAAAGCTCGGCATCCGTAGCCCTTCACGCGTCTTCATGCAGGCCGGCGAGAACATCGTCGAGGGAGCCGCCATCGGCATCGACCGCACCCGGCCGCTGCTGCGCGCCGCAGCGCTGGGCTTGGCCGGCGCCGCGACCTCGGCCATGCCCGCCATAGCCGGGGACTTCCCGCTCGCGCCCGGCAACTTCGACACCCGCGCCCCGCTGGCCGCAGCACCTGCCGGCCGCTCCGCCGGCGGCGTCGTCGTGCAGGGCGACACCATCACCATCCACATCACCGCAGCACCCGGCGCCGATGCCGCGCAGTTGGCGCGCGCCATCCGTGCCGAGCTGGACAAGCGCGACGCGGACAAGCGCGCCCGCGCCCGCGGCGCCTTCATCGACTACGACAACTGACACCCGCCATGCTCTGCCTCGGCCTCTTCGTCTTCACGCTCGACACCCTCAGCTATCAGGAGCTGCAGCGCCGCAGCAGCTGGAAGCATGCCTCGCAGCCGCTGGTGGGCGCGCGCAACGCCTCGCAGTACCTCGGGCCGGGCGACGACATCATCACGCTCAACGGCACCGTGGTGCCCGAGTTCGCGGGCGTTCCGGCCAGCCTCTCGGTGCTGCGCCTCATGGCCGACCAGGGCGCCGCATGGGTGCTGGTGGAAGGCACCGGCACCATCTACGGCGCTTTCGTCATCACCGAGCTGCAGGAAACCCGAACCCTCTTCTTCGAAACCGGCGAAGCGCGCCGCATCGAGTTCACCCTCACGCTGCAGCGCGTCGACCAAGACGCCCAGGAAGTCGCCGAGCAGCTGATCGCCGACAGCATGGGCGACCTGGGCGCCCTGCTGCAGGACGCGGCGGACAACATGGGCCTGTCGCTGGGCGTGGGCGCCAGCGCGGTTTGAACAGACCATGTCCGACGTAGACACCATCACCGCCACGCTGCCGACGGTCAACGTCAGCGCCAACAGCTGCAGACGCGACACCCGGCGCGCCGCGGCGCACCTCACGCCCATCTGGCGCATCACCGTCAACGGTGCCAACGTGTCCGATCGCATCCTGCCGCGCTTTGTGCGCCTCACCATCACCGATGACCGGCAGAACGATGCCGATGAGGTCGAGCTCGTCGTGAGCGACCACGATGGCGCCGTAGAGCTACCGGAAACTGGCGACACCGTCGAGGTGGCCATCGGCTGGCTCGCCGAGCCCAACGCGGCGCCCTATCGCCAGCTCACCACCGAAGAAATGGGCTTCCCAGTCGGCCTGGTGGAGAAAGGCGCATACACCGTGCAGGCGGTGGAGTACGCCGGCACGCCCGACGAGATCACTATCCGCGCCCGATCCGCCAACCTGCTCGACAGCCTGCGCACCCTGCGCGATGAGTCATGGCACAAGACCACCGTCGGCGCCATCGTCACCAGCGTGGCCAAGCGCAACCGCATCGAGGCCGTCGTCGCCAAGGAAATTGCCTCGCGCAAGGTCAAGCATGCGGACCAGCTCGGCGAATCGGATGCGTCCTTTCTTCGCCGGCTCGCGCAGACCTACGACTGCCTGTGCACCGTGAAGAACGGCAAGCTCCTGTTCAGCCAGGCGCGCGCCGCGCGCACGCCGAGCGGCAAGGTGCTGCCGCCGGTGGTCATCACGCGGCAGGATGGCGACAGGCACCGCTGGAGCCGCGCAGATCGGGACGCGTACAGCGGCGTGAAAGCTTGGTGGAACAACATCAAGACCGGGCGCCGCAGCAGCGTCATCGCCGGCCTGAGTGGCCGCGCGAAGGAACTGCGCACGACCTTCGCGAGCGAAGCGGACGCCCTGGCCGCAGCGCGCGCCGAGTGGCTACGCATTCAGCGCGGGATCTTCGATTTCGAGATCACCCTCGCCTACGGCCGGGCGGACATCACGCCTCAGCGCCCGACGCGCGTGGCGGGATACAAGAAGAAGATCGACGAGACGCCTTGGATCGTGGCCAGCGTGCGGCACACGATCGATCAGGCGGGTTACATCAGCCAACTCACGCTTGAGACCGAGCAAGCTGCAGGGGTAGAAGGACAAGAAGGCGTAAGCGAAGACTTCTAACGTTGATCGCTAGCGGCATCATCGGACATCTGGCCGCGCAGCCCGCTCGACGAACCGTTCCCGCGCTCGAACTCGCTACTTTTCAAACAGCACTTCGCACCACCCATCCAATACTGGGTCTTCTGTTTCCAATGTCTCACTAATCAGCACTCGATACACACCATTCTTTCCGAATATCTTCTTCCAAGCGCCACTGGAGCCTAAAGAGAGTTCGATGCCTTTGGCACTATTCGCGTTGATTACCAGCGTTTTCTGCGATTTCAGATCCTGCTCAGAAATCGGCGGTATGTGCTTAGGTGCAGAAGCAGATGGACGGAAGGAAAGAAAAAAATATCGTCCGACCGGGTCGACGATTGCAACATCTGGTCCATATTTTTCAGGAAGATGAACAGTGAACGATTGATTCGAGCGAACTCTGGCCGGAGTGCAAACCATCGTCCCGTTCTGCGCGCTCCGTGTTACTTTCCGTGAAACACCGTCGCCGTCCGCAAAAGCGTTCCCGACTACGAACAATAAGACACCCAAAACAACGGCTGCTCTCATCGTATTAGCTCCTACTTGTTGCGCCTTCGCGTCCGCATTCAGTTTAGATAACATGAACTGGTGCATCGTTCACGGTTTCCGTATCGAATTTTTTGGCCCCGATGCGCCAAACTGAAGATGTATGTGAGGTGGCTTTTTTTCCACTATTGCTCTTCCCCCCAGTTTTTTCGCGAGCTCGACTATCTTGCGAACCGTCGATTCCGACAGTCCTCTGAGGCTCACGTCAGCCGCGGTATCGGTAAGATGTTGGGATATATATATTCCCTCGCTCATTTGCCGCTCGATGATCACGGCCATTGCATTTTCTATTTGTTCCCGCGAACGCCCGCTATCAGGCTTTTCAAATTCCCGTCGAATCTGAAGATAAGCGGTCTGATTTCGGTATAGGCTTGGTTTGTCGCCGAGGATGAACTTATCGAACATGGCCTTGGCTTGCTTTTGCGCAGAGCGCTTTCCACTCGAAACAGTTAAGGGTTGACCGACTATGTTCGCGATTTGAACCAAATTCGCACGGGTTGTAGCCGACAATTCCACGTTTTCTACCGTCAATAAATTCGTGGTGCCACTGGGCGAGGTTGTTGATTGCGGCTGCGATGGCAGGCTGGGGTTTGTAGATTTCGACGGCAGTGATGGAGGAGTTGACGAAGGTGTTTCGGGAGTGCCAGACCGGCGTTCCGGCCGCTCAGGCGGGCCAATGTTCGGCGGCCGCGACGGGCCGCTTCTCGATCCAATTGAGTTCGGTGAGGGTGAATTGCTTTTTGGTGAACCCTGCTGCTCTGTTCGCGCTATCGGCGGCGGAGCCTGCGTGGGTGGGGCAGAATTTGCTCTGGGGATCGTGGATGGTGTGGCATCGGGAACAATGTTGATACCGTCGCTTCGCCTCTCGATGTGAAAACCATCGGGCACCACAAGATATTTTCCATCCACCATCTCGGTGTGGGTTCCAGGAGGTAATCCTGAACCACTAGCCGCGGGAGTCGTCGGCGCCTGGTTGCTTGTATTTGGGGCAGTTTTATCTGGATTCCTATCTAACCCGAGGCGTGGCCGGTCGAAGCCGCCGCCTGCACCGCCTTGGTCGCCAGGCATTAGGACATCCCCTCCACGAAGAAGGATCAATTGCCTGGGCACCGAGGGTTTCTCTCCGCTGGTGCTGCAGCCCGCAATCGTGATGGCCGCCATCAAAAGCAATACAGGGAGGAAATGCATAGGTTCTCCACAGCTAGTTGATGCGTGAGAAGGCGGGGAGGATCGCATGTCTTCCTCATAGTCGACGGAGGAGCTATGGGCCCGAATCTGGCCAATGATGCCTTCTACTTCCGCCTCGCTTGGACGATGTCAGCACGAGCCACAACAGACGCTCGCCAGGCTTCGAGCTTGTTGATGTCCTCCAGCAGTTCGTCTGGATGAGGGGTGGGAATCTGAGCGGCCATCGCGGGGTCATGGCCAGAAAATTTCGAACTCTTGGTCATGCCAGCGTTGATCGCGTCCACATCTCCATCCTCCACGACGACTCCCCTAAGGCGCTGAGTCGAGACACCTTCCTCGAACCGCGTCACAGTACTTTGCAGGAGCACTTCTTCGACGCCTCGCTCCCAGGCCATGCGCAGGTGCGAGTAGGCCTCTCGACTGAGCCGTGTGGCCTCGGCCGCGTTGCCGTCCTTGTGAGCCTTAGCCTGAAGATCGCGCATGCCTCGAAGCGCCTTGACTCGCTTCGACGTGCTCAGGGTGTCGAAGGGCAAACGATCGGCTTGCACTCCAAAGCCGGCAGGTCCGCGCCCGATGCATTGGGTAGACGCAGTCGCATGCGCCAAGTCAGCTTGCTGCTGGATGATGCATAAGAAGTAGATGTCATGCGTAAAGACGATCACCTGTCGCGTCTTGGACTCCTCTACCAGGCGTGCGGCGACATGCCAACGGTGTCGATGATCCAGGGACGAAACAGGATCGTCGAAGACGACGCCGCCGCGCCCCTTTCCAAGCTTGACCTCGGCCAAGAAGGATGCAATGGCAATTCCGCGCTGCTCGCCCTCGCTGAGGATGGCCGACGGCATGCCACCTCCGGGCAGTTGTAGCCTCAACTTGTACTGAGTCTTGCCTTTGGGCGACTCCGGCTTCATGGCTACTTGCAGCTCATGAACATTCAACGCACATAGTTCGGCGTTCAGAGCATCTACGACCTCTTGAGTCGCCATTTTCTCCGACAAGTCGGTCGACTTACGGGAAATGCCGGTTACGGAGATGCTATCCGCACACGCCTTCAGCTTGGCGTTGTAGGCCAGCTTAGCAATAGCCTCTAAGACCGAGTCCTTAACTTCGGAGAGCTTCACGCGCGCGCTGAGTTCGTCTTGTTGCAAGACCATCTCGGCTCGGGCCTTGACGTCCATTGATTCCTCAAGGGCCTTTGCTTCTGCAGAAAGCGCCACAGCTTTGCCGACGAGGCTCGCACTGGGGTTGTTGGGAAGAGCCTCGATCGAATCCCATGCGACGACGCCAGCCGACGCTTGCATGGCTGCGGCTCGCCGAATCTGCGTGGCATTCTGGAACGCGGCGAATTCGCCCGAAGCCTCAAGAAAGGCGTTTTCCAGTTCCTCTGCCAACGCGTCGTCTATGGACAAATTCAGAGGCGCTTGTTCGATTGCACGATAGGCATCCACGGCCTTCGCTCTCGCAGCTTTAGCTGCCTTTTCGGCTTCCTGCTGAATGAATCCGTCAAAGGCAGCAAGCTTCGCGACACCGTCGTCGCCAAGAGTCTTCTGGCAAAGTGGGCACGCAGAATCCGCGGGCAGGTTGGGAAACACGTGCCCGACATGCGAGATCAATGCATAGGTACGAGCCGCTTCAAATAGAGCCTCCCAAGGCTCTCCGCCCGTACCTGGCAGCAGGCCAGGAGTTTCTTTGAACTGTTTCGACGCGAGCTGCGCAGCTTCCTTGGCAAGATTCGATTTACTGACAAGCTGGCGCAGCTCAATCACCTTGGCATCTCCTACGGAGGATGCAGCCGCGTCGATACGATCGGCCAGGGCCTTGAAGCGAGTGGCGCGATTTCGTAGCGTCTGGGCCTTTTGCTTAGGGTCCGTTTCGGCGAGAGCCTTGTTGATGGTCTCCAGCTTGACCAATTCTTCCTGACTCAGCGCCGCTAGCTTTTCTACATCATTGATCTTTGTGTCGGCCGACAGCGATGACAACATCCTGCCCACCTCGGTAGTGTTCCGTACAAGTGCGGCGAACTGGGAGGCATTCGGTGTGTTCTTGGAACTTTCTTGTATAGCCATCGCTTTAATAGCGCTGCAGGTCTTGACCAACCCTTCCAAGATATCTAGTCCGTAGGGGACATAGGCGAAATCGCCTTCGTTATCAACATAGGCACGAGCACAGTGCGAGTCGAAGATCGCGATCTCAGAGAGCTCTTCAGGGGCATCCTGTCCACCAACCCATGACAGCGGTTTAGCCACCCCATCTATCAGCACCTCAAACTCTGCGCTTGGCGGCCCATGTTTCCCTGCTGGCTTGCGAGCGTCGGGGAGGATGGTTTCGGCTTGGTCCCGAGCCCTGCAGGCCTTCTTAAGCACCCGCGTATAACCAGACTTGCCTGCACCGTTCTCGCCATAAATGATCGTCAAGCCCGTCGGATCGATCGGCAGGCTTTGCTTCTCTGCCAACGCGTTGACGTTGACGAGGTTCTTTATGGCGACGATTTGAACCAAACGTTCCGGTACCGAAGAGGCCGCAATCTCTGCCGCGGCTAGCTTTATCGGCTGTCTCTTTTCCGGATCATCGATGCCATAGGAAGCTTTCGCCATCGCGAACAAGTCTTCGAGGTCGGCAGGCGAAAGGGCTCGACCGACGTAAAGCCTACGGATCGCATCCTGCTGCCACAACGGTAGGCTCTGCGACCACTTGTGGATCTCCTGAAGAATCGTCACGCTTGCTCCTGGCCTAGACTTGTTGCAAGGTTTTCAGCGCCGTCATGCTCGTTACGGTCACCTGCTTGCAAACGGTCCCACAGGAGATGGTTGTAGCTGCTTGACACGTTAATTCCTCTCTCTATCGAACAGGAGAAACATCGTGTGCAAGATTCAGACAGAAGACCATCCTATATTCGGGGTATGCCTGTGCTCCGTTCTAGAGCGCCTCTAGACCGATCGAATCGGTGCTGCTCGGGTTGTCCTCCCAAGAACGTGCGGAATTCTTCACCGTGGTTTGTGACACACGATGAGGTCGCCAGCACTATTCGAACGTCTTTGATGCTTGCGCTGCTAAGCAAGAAAATGGAAGGCGACCAACCCTTAGTCCCGCCAACTCGCGCATTGGCCATTCGGCTTGCGCCAACCCGGGCCGCCGCGGCTCCCGCATCCACCGGAGCCACGCCCGCCAGACCGATAGGCTTCACGAGGTGCGCTACGCGGCACATCAGCTCGTGCAGGCCGAGGGGTCGGTTTGCTCTCGCGCTCTGGAGTCGCGGCCCGACGCTGGGGCGCGCGCTGCGCGGGTTCGGCGTCAGCCTCAGCCCGCGCACGCCGCCGTTCCTCCGCCTCTTCCTCGCGACGCTCAGCCTCATCCTGCGCGCGGTTGCGCCGCGCCATCTCTTCGATGAGCTGATCGACACGGGCGGCCTGTGCCTCCGCAATGGGCACGATGGCAAGCAGCAGTGCCAACGCAACGCGTCGCATCTGTCCCCTTACTCCGCCGCTTCGGTCGCGGCGTCTCCCATTGCCATAAACAACCAACGGGCCAGGGTCCAGAGGACCAGACCCAACCTACCCGTTGGCCCTCTTCGGTTGCGCGAGCGCATCAAGAACGCCGCGTGCCGCGGCGCGGCCTCGCTCGTCCGCCGCTTCATAGTTATCGAGTAGCGCAGCCTCTTCCCGAGTGACTGCGCGCATCACGGTTTCCGCGCTCGTAGCCGCCGTGCTTTCATCGTTTGCCGGTCGTGCATGTGCCGCGAACGAGCGGACACCCGTCAGCAGATAGCCGACATCGACGCCGTGCGCTGCAATGGCCTCCAGATACTCCGAATCGGGCTTCCGGCTCCCTCTTTCGTAGTTGCTCTGCGTCTCAGTAGACACCCCGGCAAACGCCGAAAAATCTGTCTGATTCAGGCCCAGTCGCTTGCGCTCTTCGCGCAATCGCTCAAAAAATTTCGACATTTGCCTTAAAACCGCATTGACTTTTGAACGTTTGTCGAAAACAATGCACGCCACACCAATAAACCGTTCTCCATATTAATCGTATGGCTCACACCGCCCGTCGCCGTGGTCGCCCCCAGCTTCCACCCGAGATCCGCCTCGTCAACGAAGCGCCCATCGCCATGCGCCTCGCCCCCGACGAGAAAGAACGCACCCAGCAATACGCAGCGCGCGAGGGCCGCTCCCTCGGCAATTTCGCGCGCCGCGTCTACCTCAAGGGCCTCGCGCAGTACGAGGCCGAACAGGCCGGCGCCGCCACATCCGCCGCCTGACCGACCGCACCAGTCTCTCCCCTCCTTTGCCCGAAGGACTCTCGACGATGTACCCCGATCCCAAGCGCGTGCGCGACAACCGCCAGACCGTCCGGTTTGACGACTACGAAGACGAGCTGCTGCGCATCCTGTCCAAGATGACCGGCGCGCAGACCTCGACGCTCATCCGCGAGCTGGCCATGCGCCAGGCCGAAGAAATGCTGGCCGACGCCTTCTTCGGCCAGGAACCCAAGGCTGACGCCAGTCTGCCCCGCGCCGCGGGCTAAGCCCAGCCGCATCAACGCGGCCTGAAGCCAGCGCAACAAACGCCGAATGTCTGACGAAAAGATGACGTCCACAGAGATCGAACTCACCGACGCCGAGCACGACGTGTTCGACCGGGTGCGCCGGGAGCAAGGTCTGGCGGACGTCGCCGAAGCCATCGAATGGCTCGTGCGGACGCGGCTGCGCAAGGGCATCGAACACATCACCGGCCGCCGTCGCGGCCCGCGTCTGGTTGCCTCGGGAGGTAAGCGGCAATGAGCGAGAGCCTTCACGAGCAGGCCGGCGAAGCCGGCAACCGCTACATGCGCATCACCATCGAGTGCCCGCACTGCGGCACCCGGTGCGTGGCGTGCGACAGCCGCGCCATGAGCAAGACCATGCGTGAGATCACCTACCGCTGCCGCAACTGGCGGTGCGGCTTCACGGGCGTGGCCACGCTGGAGTTTCAGCGCGTGCTGGTGCTCTCCAGCATTCCCGCAGCTGACGTTTCGCTGCCGCTCTCGCGCCACATCAAGCGCGGCCAGCTCACCCTGCAGCTGGCGGAGGAAGGCAACGTCGCCGACGACGAAGCCGACTACGTCGCGAACCTGCACACGCCCACCAACGACTGGGGCACGGGCGGCGCCATGAGTGGCGCCCCGCCCGACTGATCTAGTCCGCGCCCCCGCGGCGCTTCCCCTCTGCCCAACCCCTGCCACGCGCCTTTTTCAAGGCGTGCGGCCCTTCTCACGCCTTTTTCAGCACAGGAGCCGAAGTCATGTCCCTCACCGCCCGCCGCTTCGCCGAGAAGCCAGCCCAACGCATCGACGTTCCGAAGGTCTCGAAGCTCTCGCGCGAAGACGCCGCGCGCCTGCCGCTGCTCGACCGCGTGCTGCTGCGGGAGCACGACCGGCACGCCAACCGGCTTGCGGACATTCGCCGCGTGGCCGACAAGCTCGGCGCGCTGGATGACATCGTGCAGGCGGCGCAGGCCGATGGCGCGTACATCGAGATCGACCATGTGCGGCAGAGCTTCTTCAACTACCGCGCCAGCCAGTTCGGCCGGCGTGTCAATGCGGTCGTGCTCCAGGCCGCGGACACGATTTCGAGCTGGCGCAACCCCAAGGCGATCAATGCCTTCGCCAACGCATTGCAGACCGCCGGCTGGCGCGTCGTGCACGTCGAAGGGGGCAGCTCCGATGTTTGGCTGGATCGCGTCACCTTCATGCATGGGCATCGCGCCGTAGAGACAACGTGCATGCGGCAGTGGGTCATCGACGCCATCGAGGCCGGGCACATCACCGCCGACACCCCGGGGCGCCACCCGGCCACTGACACCGGTAAGCCCTTGAACGACAGCCTCGACGCGGGCGCACAGGCCGCCGGCGAACGCTGACCGCATGCCGCGCGATGAGCCACCGCAACACCATGAGAACCCAGGCCCGGCGAGGCCCACCGCCCATATTGCCGATGGCGTTCCCAACCCGTTCTACGCCCGCCACGCGGCCCGGCTCGCGGAGCTGCGCGAAGAGTTTGCCCAAGGCACGAGCCACGCCCGAAACATCACCGCAGCGGAGCGGGAGTGGGAAGGCATTTCGAAGCGCTCGCGCGCAATGCTGCTCTTCTGGGCGGGCTACGACGTCAACAGCATCGCCTTCGCCGTCGAGCGCGCATGGCGCGAGCTGCCGCCGCTGGAGCGCACTGCGGTCGGCGAAGCCATCCGCGAGCTGCAGAACGACCTGCGCACGGTCTTCGCGCTGACCTTGTAGGCCCGCCATGCGCATCGTTGCCAAACGCCACGCCAAGCCCGATCCGGTCTTCTGGATGCGGCGTCGCTCCAACCTCCCGCACGACCAGCACGTCGCGCGGGTGGCGCGCGAAATGGATGCGCGCATGCGCGGCGAGCTGCCGCCGCAGTGGGAGCCGGCGTTCGACATCATCATGCCGCTCAAGCCGACGGTGCGCGCCGTGGGCGGCGACTGGCTGAGCTGGAATCTCGCGCGTGTCGACGCGATGCGCGCTTTCGAGCACGAGCACAAGGACATCCTGCATTGGGCCGTGGGCGACTCCGAGGTGTGCGCCCGCGCGCGGCGCTGCGCCAGCGCGCTCGACGACATGCTCAACGGCCACCCGCTGCCGATGAGCCTGCAGGACAAGCTGGACACGGTGCTCGACTACTGCGAGCGCCTGGGCGTCGACAAGCCCAACTCCAAGACGCCCGAGGGCCTGATCGCCCGCGCCATCACTGAGCAATGGTGGCGCCGCGCGCTGCGCCGCAAGGTGGCGCGCACGGTCGAGCATGCGGCCATCAAGCTGGGCGTGGTGCACCACCGCAACGGCGGATACGCCAGCGATGAGGCCTGCCGCCGGCGCGCCGACCAGAACAAGCGCAACGCCGACCTGCTGGCGCGCGTGAAGATGCGCAACGAGGCCGGCCAGGTCTACAGCCTGGCCGAGCTGGCCGCGCTCTCGCCGAGCAATCGTGACATTCGCCGCGGCGAGTTGATGACGCGCATCCGCGGCTGCGAAGAGTTCGCGGACGCCAACGAGCACCACGGCCTCTTTCTCACGCTCACGTGCCCGAGCCGCTTTCACGCGGTGCTCTCGGGCGGGAAGTCGCGCTGGTCGAAGCCGAGCCGCAACAACAAGTACGAGGGCGACTCGCCGCGCGATGCGCAGCAGTGGCTTTGCCGCATGTGGGCGAAGGCCCGCGCGAAGATGGCGCGCAAGGGCATCGCGGCCTATGGCTTTCGCGTGGCTGAGCCGCATCACGACGGATGCCCCCATTGGCATGCCCTGCTGTGGTTCCGCACGCCGGAGCAGGCCCAGACGGCGCGGGAGATCATCAGCGGCTACTGGCTCAGCGATGCGGGCGACGAGCCCGGCGCGCTGCGCAACCGCTGCGACTTCAAGCCCATGGAGCGCGGCGGTGCTGCGGGCTACGTTGCGAAGTACGTGTCCAAGAACATCGGCGCCGAGGACGGCGGGGACGCCGGCGTCGGTGAACACACCGACACCCTCGACGGTGTCGAGCAGATCATGGACACCCGCGAATTCAAGGGCTGGCAGCGCGTCGACGCGTGGGCCAGCACCTGGGGCATTCGCCAGTTCCAGGCCATCGGCCAGCCCAGCGTGACGGTGTGGCGCGAAATGCGCCGCGTCACCAAAGACCAAATCGACCACGCCCAGATGCGCCTCGACCTCGGCGACGCCGCCGCGGTGAAGGCATGGTGGGCCTGCCACAAGCAAGGCGCCATTCAGGCCTCGTGGGAGGGCTACGTCCGCGCCCAGGGCGGCATGTGCCGCAAGCGCCGCGAATGGGCGCTGCGCACCGCCGTGCGCGTCACCAAGGACGCGACCAACTGCTACGGCGAGAGCATCGACCGCAAGGCAGTCGTCGGCGTCGAGACACGCGTGGGGCACTGGCTCGTGAGCCGCCGGCAGGCGTGGCGCTCCTGCGCGAGCGAAGCCGCGCAGGACAAGGGCCAGCGCGAAGCGCTGGGCCGCCCTTGGACTCGTTTCAATAACTGTACGGTCCGGCTCAACGATGAGCCGCAGCGCCTGCTGATGCGCGGCGATCTGCCGTGGCCAAAGGCCCACGACACCGACGAAATCGAGCCGCCGGCGCCCCGAAAGTCCGCCCCGACCGCCCCGATCGAGCAAGTCAACCACATCGCCGGCGAGCGAACCACGTTCCGCATGCCCCAGTGCGTCCGGATCGCACCCGCGGCGCCCCCTGCCAACGACCTCGACGCCCTGCTCGCACGCATGAAGGCCTTCGCACCGGTCATGCGCGAGCTGGCCGCGGCCGGCCGATGAGTTTCCCCATGCACCCAACCCTTTCAACCACCAACCGGAGCCGCATCACCATGCCACGCACCAGCACCGCTGCCGTCGTACAGATCGCGCAGCACAAGCCCTACGCGCCGCCGATGGCGCACAAGGTCCACATCACCGCGCCCTACCTGCCGGCGTGCGCCACCGACGTGCGCGCCACCATCGAGCGCGTGCGCGGCCTGCTCGAAGCCCAGGCCACCGGCAGGCGCAAGCCGCGCCGCGTCGACGCGCGGCCGGTGCAGCAGGCCGACATGTTCCCCTCCACCGTCGTGCGCATCGCCGCCGTGCAGCAACGGAGGGCCGCATGAACGCGCATCGCCTGAACCACCACGACATCCAGGCTGTGAAGACCATCGAGGAACGAGCCAGGCGCAAGGCACGCGCGGCACGCATTGCCGATCGCATCACGCTGGTGGGCTGCACGCTGGCCACGCTGGCGCTGCTCGCGCTGGGCCTGACGGGAGGCCTCGGGCAATGAGCGCGGCACACACCTCCCTGCGCGCCGGCCGCGTCTACATCGCCGGCCCCATGACTGGCTACGCCGAACTCAACTTCCCGGCCTTCCACGCCGAGGCCAAGGCCCTGCGAGTCGCCGGCCTCGAAGTCATCAACCCCGCCGAGATCAACGTCGACCCGAACTTGGGCTGGGCCACGTGCATGCGCGCCGACATCGCGCAGCTTGTGACGTGCGATCGCATTCACCTGCTGCCGGGCTGGTCGAGCAGCAAGGGCGCATCGCTCGAGCACCACATCGCGAGCGCGCTGGGCCTGCTGGTCACTTTGGCCGAAGGCGCCGAGAGCGCGGCGGCCTGCTCACCGACCCCGGCAGCGCTGCCGACGACTCAGCCATCGGTCGGTGCTTGAGCACCGGCTGTCCGAAACGGAAACCAACATGACGACCAACAAACAATCCACCACGGCCAGCAAATACGAGGCGCTCGACAAGCTGCTGCTTGTGCGCATCGCTCGCACGCCGGCCGCCTTCGCCGATCTCCAGGAAGCCGAGATCCTGGCCGCCGCAGAGCTCTTCACCGTTCCGGATCGGTTCGGGGTCAATGGCCCGGCATGGCGAATCCTCGACCGGAGACTGCAGGCACTGCGCAAACAGGACCGGATCGAGCACGTCAGAGGCCTGTGGTGCATCAAGGGAACAGGGAGGCTGCTTTGAAAACCTCTCGAAGGCAAAGACGCGCTTACCGCGGCGGCTGCGAGCTGTGCCACAGCCATCCGGTCGCAACCGCGGTCGCCAAGGCGAGGATGGCCAGCCACATGACCACCGTCAGCATCGCCGTCTACATGACGGCAGACGGCGAGCCGGCGCGCGATCTTGTCTCGCACCTGGGATGGGTCATCGGCATCGGCGCCGAGATCGCCGCCGCGGTTGCGCCCGGCCTCCCGCAGGCGAAGCGGCTGCACGCCGCGCTGCGCACCGTGATCCAGCTCGGCATCGACGACGCGTGGCAGGCGGCGCAGGCCGGCGTGCTGTCCGACGCGGCCAACGAGGCGAGCGCCCTGCTGATCGCGAATCCCGACATCGGGGTCGAGCACATCTCCAGCGGCGACTACATCGCGGCGCGGATACGCGACGGCGTGGCGCGACTCACCGACGTGGCCGGCGCCGAGATCTACGCTGACACAGGCATCGCCGAGAAAGGCGGTGCTTGA